GATGCCGAAGTATTCTACGACAGAATGAGGGAAATCGTTCTGGAAGGTGGAGAAAAGGTGGCCTCTGCCACATTCAATACGCTCATGAAGATTGAAGAACAAGAGCGTAAAATTACTGTAGAGGAAGAGGAAAAGATTGACCAACTTAGAAGAGAAGAACTTCTCGCCCTCGTCGTTGAGCAACTCCAAGAAGCCAGAGAGTCTGGAATCATCACAATTGGAGATGCTGAAGTCATTAGGGACGAAGGACCTTCAGAGATTAGCGAAGAACCTCGCGGAATTGAAGAAGCAGTCAGCGACTAAAGGCCCGCAGACTGACGATGAGCTTCATGCCTGGATTCTGAAGCATCTAAAAATGAACATCCCGCGAGTGGCCGTCTGTGACGACCATCAAGCCCCGTTCAGTTTTATTGCAGACCTATATTTTGAGCGCGTGACAGCAGCCGTAGCCATGGCTAACCGTGGTGGCTCTAAGACGGCTAGCTCCGCGATCCTTCACCTTCTTAATTCCCTCTATAAGCCAGGGTGTGAATCCCTCACGGTAGGAGCGATTGAGGCTCAGTCAAAGCGAGCCTATGAGAACCTCAAGAAGTTCCTCATTGTCCACGGTGGAGATGGTGTCTATGAACCGAAGGACCATCCAAAAATTATTCGAACTATTGAATCCGAGACACGGTTTGATAATGGTTCTCTTGTGGAAATTGTACCGGGAACAATGTCCGCTGTATCCGGCCCCCACAATCAGAAGGTTCATGCCGACGAGCAGGACCAGATGCCACCTGACGTATGGCAGCAGTCGAGACATATCTCTCAGTCTAAAACCATCCAAAATGAGGACGGAACAGAGACAGTAATCAAGGCGCAGGATTGGGTTACATCAACCCGTCAGCGTCCCTTCGGTCCCATGCAGAAGCTTGTGGATGAAATTAATGAGGCTAAAAAGCAAGGCTTCAAGCCACCATGGGAGCTATACACATGGTGTGTGTATGAGACAACAAAGAATCAGCCAGCTTGTCGTGAAGCCCCACAGAATAAGGATCGCCCTGACGAGGAACTATGCAACTGCAATATGGTAGTGAAGGGTAAGTGGGAGGATGGAACTCCGCGCCGATTCAATGAGGTATGTAAGGGCAAACTATTCCGTGCCGAGGGTTTCGTAGACCTTGACAACACACACAAGAGATTCCAGTCCTCCGACATTGAGGAGTGGGAGGCCCAGCAGGAATGTTCAAAGCCTGAAACAGGAGGCATGGTATTTAAGACCTGGGACCTAGGCAGATATGGAATCAAATGGTATGCCCCTACTCCTGACCTAGGACCAATCGTGATGGGGGTGGACTATGGAGGCGGAACAACTCCGTCAGCCGTTAACTGGTATCAAATTCTCGCCCAGGACACCCTTGTATATGGCAAGGATCAGACACGTAGTGAAGGTCCAATGAAACTTCTAAAGGCTGGCACCCGTGTTTGCTTTGATGAAATTTATAGGGCGGAGACAGGCAATGTGGAGATTGCTGAAATGATTATGGCTAGGGAGCGAACCTATCAGCAGAAGTATGGAAAGGATTGGCGTGTTAAGTGGAGGTTTGGTGACCCCGCCGTGCCTACAGCACGATTTGACTACGCCAAGGTGGGCATTAAGCCAATCATTTTCATCTGTTCCAGGGATATTATTGAACAAATCAAGACGTGTAATGCCATCCTTAGAGATGATCTATTTGCTGTAGACTTAGAGACAGTTAAAATGTTCCCTTTGGAGGCTGAAGCATATCATTATCCGTCACAGAAGATTGGGATGGAATACGCCATGGAAAAGCCGGTCGATGACTTCAACCACACCATGTCAAACTTCAGATATACAATGGAAAACCTAAAAATCCTTGAAAAGAAGGGGTCAATCACAGCCAGCACCCCCAGAACCGACGGTAAAATGCACGGTACGGTGTCCAAGTCTCCGATGAAATCGGGTACGCCTCGATACATGCCCAGGTAAATATGGAATTTGATTCAACAGAACTCAATAGAATTGCCAATTTTGCGGATGCCAATGGCGACCGTAGGGATGCCGAACGTCTAAAGAACCGTCTTACTCAGAACAGAAGACCAACTACACGGGCTGCTTCTGAACAGTGGGTTAATTGGAATTCAATGGGCGACCTTCTGGGTCAGCCATTCGACGCCACAAAGATTTCACTAAGTAAGTTGGAGCAGATGCAACGTGATCCGATCCTTGCGTTCGGGTTGATGTTCACAAAGGTTCCACTTATTCGCGCCCCTTGGCATATCCGATGCACGGATGCAAAGCGAGCCGCATTTGTTGACAACTGCCTTCGCAGAATTTACGGAAGATTTATTCTCTCATACACCAATTCATTCTCCTTTGGATACTCGGCCATGGTTAAGCGATTCGAATTAGAGAACCCAACATGGACCTATGTTGACAGGGAAGACCCTGAACAGCCAGAGCTACCCGTCTGGGATAGCAAGAGCGTTGACGCCCTAATCTGGAAGCCATTCCTTGCCCTTAACCCTCGCCATGCATCTCCTCATTGGAATGCCAAGGGTGAGTTTTCAGGCATTGATTTTTCTCCCAACATGGGCATCGGTGCCTTTGGTACTTCGGGGCAACCCCTTAGAGAACTAGGCGGTAGCTCCTCAGCTAGAGCGGCAGATGTTCCTCTCGATTGGGCACTCTGGGCAACCAACGAAAAGGATTCTGTATACGGCTCGCTGTGGGGCTATCCCCGCCTAGGTTATGCCTACAAATATTGGTGGAGCTATTGGTACAAGTTCGGTCTAGCCGACCGAGCCTTTGAGCGTTGGGCCGATCCTCCTATCATTGTTTATCACCCTGGCGAAGACGCCTACGACGTTAACGGCGATCTTGTGGACTATTCAGCGGAGGCTCTAGCCTTTGCTGAGCAGCTACGTTCCGGTGCCAACGGTTCACTCCCATCTGATCCTCACTCAAACCTTGCGGATGACCGCACAACAAACACCCGCAAGTGGGAGGCAACTCAGCTAGAGAGCAAGACTAATTTTGACGCCCTTGACTCAACGTTCAAGTATTTGGACGTACTTAAACTCCGCTCAATGATGGTGCCGGAACAGTCACTCATGGAGGGACAGGGAGGTTCGTCATCTCGTAACGTGGCCGAGCAGTTTGGTGACATTTTCCAGGAGTCACAGGCTATTGTAATGGAGGAAATTGACGATCATATTAATCGCTACATGATTCCTCAGCTTCTTGAAGTTAACTTCGGACCAGGCGGACCTAAGTGCGAGAAGATTACAACAGGATTTGATTCAAGGGATATTGAAACAATGAGAACAATCATTGGGGCTATTGCCAATAAGAATGGCAACGTTCCAGAGGTTGACGTTCGTGAAATGCTTGGTCAGTTGGGTATTCCGCTTCTTTCATGGCAGGAGACACAGAGAAACCTTGAACAGATTGCTGAAAGTGAACAGGCTGCGGCGGACTTTGAGATTACAAAGCTTCGTGAATCAGCAGCCCTAAAGGGACACAAGGTTGATCCTGAATCACAGGGTGGAGTTCCATCTAAGCCTAAGGGCAAGGATGCCAAGTTTGGTGAGGCCGGAATTACGGATGATGGAAAGTATTATAACGACCGTGAAAGAATTATTATTTTGGGCAACGAAACCTCAGAGGAAGATAAAGAAACTGCTAAAATAACGAAGGCTGTTTTGTCCGCAGTTGAAAAGATTAAAGATAAGCTTTGGGAGCAGGAATCACCTGTAGTAAACGTGGAGGTAAAGGCACCCGAAGAGTCCAACCGCAACAAGAAGGTTAGAAAGACAGTGGTCCGAGACGATGATGGAAACATTGCTTACGTCGAGGAAGAAGAAATTAACGATTAATTTGGAGGTGAAATAAATGGCTGATTTTGTTTTTAATATTGCTAAGGGTCGTGTGGTTGAACTCTTCAACAGAGTGGACACCAACGATCCAACAAACTCTGCTCTAATTGTTGTTCCTATTTTGCTTGCTGGTATTGAGGCCGACGCCACGCTGCAAGACTATGACACGCTATCTGCGCTGCTAGCTGCGGCAAACGACGAGGCAACAGGCTCAGGTTGGAACCGCAAGACATTGACAGATTCAGATATCACAATGCCTGCCCCAGATGATACCAACAACAGGTACGACTTGGATATTGCAGACCAGACGTGGACAGCAGTTTCAGCGGGTACTACGTCGAAGCTTCTTATTTGCTACGACAATGATACAACGGGTGGTACAGATGCGAACATCATCCCCCTAACTGCTCATGATTTTGCTGTAACTCCAGACGGTTCGGATGTAGTTGCACAGATCGCTGCGGCAGGGTTTTTCCGAGCATCGTAATGTTCGGTTGGTTAATTGGGCAGACGCCCTTCGGGGCGTCGTCCTTTTTATGGGGAGATTGATATGAATAATCAATGCACTAATCCAAGCTTTGAAGTTAATACTTCCGGTTGGGATGAGTATGGAGTTACAGCGGTACTTAGTCGTGTGCAGGAAGTTCCCGCCAAGCATGGTGATTGGGAGGCTAAGTCGCTAGCAACCATCGCGGATGCATACGGCATTCAATATCAAACGCCCGCACCTGTACAGAATCAAATTTGGCGAGGTCGTGGTGCTATTAGAAGTAACGCCGCCGTCGCCGGTGATACGATGGGCGTTACCATGCAGGAGCGTGGTGGCGCAACAGGTTCCGAGAATGGGACGACTCGCAATGTAACAGTATCATCTTCCGAATGGATATATTCAGCTTATAGCGTCCGTCAGGTTGTTCGAACTGACCGCACTGAAATGCTTTTGTTCTTGATCGGGACTTCAAATGCTGGTGGCGATATCTTGTATTTCGATGATGTATACATTCATCGTCTTGATAATGCACAGCTAGCAGGCACTATTCTCAAATATAATCCTATCTCATATTACATGATGGATGATAGACACCCCACTGAGTCTGTCGATGTTACGGGATTCACCAACTGTACGCACAGTAGTAGCTGCGATACGGGATTGTCTCCCGTACATTCCGCAGACCGAGAAGGTATGGGATCAATGGGATTCCATAATAATCTCGGTGATGGTTTATCTGCTGGACAACAGCACAAATTTCTGGGTACTGTTCCTTTTTCAATTTGTTGCTGGGTAGAACTGGAAGCGTTTAACTCTGTCTCAGGACATTGGGCGGTCAATGCTCAGGATGTTACAAACGGTTATGACATTCATATGAACGCAGAGAATGTTATTTCCTTCTGGCGAGGCGATACAGGAGGAGGAGCCAATCTCGACTACACTCATCCCACTTCACTAGTTAACAGACCAACCTTCGTTTGCATTCGCTACGACGGTACAAACAAGCATATTGACATTGATGGTGTTGCCGATGTTGTTACGCCGCAGGCTAGTTCTCAGTCGATTGCTTCCCATCTTGGCGAGTTTAGGGTTGGTGTGCATTCTTTCGGCGGTTCTGGTTGGGAAGGTCGTATTGATGAAGTGGGCGTCTTCAACTACGATATTGGCGGCGCTGCAAGTACCGCAATTTATCAAGCGGGCACTACTACGCATGTGAAACAAACAGCTCATTTTAATAGAACTCGCACTATTGGGCGACGATAATGGCGTCCTGGGGTCACCTTCTCACTGACGCAAATACTGCGGTTTCCCCTAGAACAACTGCTGCGTTCACTCCAACGGCAGGGGCGCTTCTTGTTGCATTTGTTTTCGGATCAGGAACAGCAGTCGGAGTTGGAACATTTTCAACATCGGCAGGAATTGCCTTTGTTAAGGCGGGGACAAGTGCGGCGGCAGGAGGCAACGCCTCCGCACTTCACTGTTTTGTTGCAACTTCGCTGGCGACCGCCGTTTCTCAAACAGCAACGTTTGATTCTGTTGGTGACCAGACAACAGGACAGGTGATTTTTATTGGACAGGTAATTGGAACAACATTGACTGGACTTTCCGCCATTCGTCAGACAGCAAAACAGGATAACCAGGCTGGACCTTCCACGCCAGCGCCAACTTTTGCGACAGCCGCCTTGACAGGAAATGTGACGATTGGGGCAATTGGAATTGAGGGTGCCAACCCCGCCACTGTCACGGAGCCGACCGGCTGGACAGAGCGTGGAGATACAGGGTACGCCACTCCGACCACCGGGGCTGAATACGTCTCCCGTGACTCCGGATTCACTGGAACTACTGTGACTTGGGGATCGTCAGAGTCAATTTATTGTTCGATGATTGTTGAGTTTGCAACTCCTGTTCCTTCCCAAATTTGGCGGAACACTAAAAATACAGCCGCCCATAGATTTCTTACAATTAGATAAGGAGGTGAATTATGCCAAGAATTTACACAGTTTCAGTTGAGAATGTTACAGTTACCAACGCAGGAGGCGATGCCGACCTTGTGGAGCTTGATGCTGCGACCGATAAGCCAATTGAGCTTTTTGGTATCCAGCTATTCGCAACGTCGGAACTTGCTGAGGCCCAGGAGGAGTGGCTTAGATTAAAGGTGATCCGTGGTCACACTACTACGGGTAACGGTACGTCAGCTACCGCTCGGCCGGTTTCACCATTGGACACGGCTGCTTCCTTCGCGGCTGAAACATTCGGTACGACAATTGCATCGTCTGGTACTGGTGTCGATCTAATGTCGTTCGCATGGCAAGTTCGGGCAGGATATGAAATCTTTCTTCCCGAAGGATGCGGCTTCTGGACTTCAGGCGCAGACCTATTAGTTGTGAGACTTATGGCTGCTCCTGCCGATGATGTTTCAGCCAACATGACGTTCTGGGTTAGAGAGTATCCGTAAGCCATGCCTAGATATCCGTTAAGAGGCCGCAGGCCCGGTCGTCAAGGCTTCTCCCGCCGCACGTTTGTGGCGGGAGGGCTTTACACGCGCTCTTTTCAGTTAGGGCAGGCCATTGAGACGGATACTGCTCAAATAATCACTCCTGATTATGGTGTCTCTGGGATCACAGTCACAATTAATCAGGCAGTTGAGACTGACAGCGTTACCGCAATCACGAAGATTAAGTACAAGTCTGTTGGTCAACCAAGCGAGACTGATACCGATACTGCGATTACGAAGCGCAAAATTAAGACGCTCACGCAGCCGTCTGAGACTGACACAACTACTGCCCTTACCAAGCGCAAGACTAAAACCCTTGGTCAGCCAAGCGAAACCGATACGGATACTGCGCTCACAAAGCAGAAGATCAAGGCTGTTGGGCAGACAACTGAAACTGATACCG